CGGCACATTTATGGACTGATGGTTGGAAATAATTAGGGCCGTTATATCCGCAGACACAACACGGTGCTTCTTTCCACAATCCACGTTTAACAGCTACCGTTCGCAACCGCTCGATCTCATCAATCGCGGGTAAAAACACATCAGAATAATCGTTGCCAAACGTCATCAGCAAGTCGTTGCTCCGCTTCAGTGTTATTATGATATCTTCAGCCATCACTCGCTCTCCTTCAACGCAGCACGAACCCTAGCCTTGACAGGGCCGTCTGTGGGGAATAGCCCATCAATCGCTTTAAGCAGGTCAGTTGTGGCTTCTCGCAACTCTTTGTACTTAGCGGCGGCTTCTTTGAGGTTCGTCATTTCACGCTTTTGCTTCCTCTCTCCCGATTGTGCGCACTTGATAAACTCACCTTCTACCCACCACTCTTGATAGCCGTTTGCCTGATCAAACGCAGGACCATCGGTGCGATGTCGTTTGCCGTCTACCCACCACTCACGATAGCCATTTCCGTACTCAATCGCGGGACCATCTACGCGGTGTCGTTTGCCGTTTAAATACCACACTTGATAGCCATCTTCGTCCTCAATAGCAGGTCCATCTACGCGATGCAGTTCGCCTTTTTCGTTTCTGTGTTCAATCATCACTCTTCCTCCTTCAGTGCAGCGCGGGCGGCTGCAACAACTTCTTCAATCGTCAAAGTAAACCCCTCGTGATAAGTCACGACTAACGCTAACGCTCCCCGCAACCGCTCGATCTCGTTGACGTCCGCCTTTTTGACCACACGGTAAGCAGTCACGGGATAGCGTGAACCGTCGAAGTCAACTGACCAAGCTGGCACTGGCGGAGACTGATAACCGTTCTTGTAGTTAACCTCGATCAAATCGTGCATATGCAGAAACGGTACTTCATCAGTTTCTGCATCAAACTTGATCCAATCTGTGCTGGGTTCAACGATATCCATCACTCTTTCCCTATTACAAAGGCAAGCAGCAACGGAAAAATACCTAAAAAAATTACTGCTATGAATTCACTTACTGTCATCACTCTTTCTCCAATGCGTCTTGTGCTATTTTCTGTACTGTCGCTATAGGTAGAACACCAAACTCAGGGTCGCTTTCCATATTGGCAATCAAGCGTAGCACTTGCTTCAGCCGATTGATTTCTTTTATAAATGTATCCATCAATTCAAATCCAAATTTTTTATCTTCCCGTAGCTTGATGATCTCGTCGGCTGCCTCGGCACACCACTCGCCTTCTTGACTCCAACTGATGTCAACAGTTCGCAGTCGGTCTACGATGTCTGTCATTTTTCTACCTCATAGAATTAATCATTATTGCTAGTGCTACACCGATAATTAAAGCCACTATCGGTGTGAACACATTGATCGGATCAATCACTTTCTTTTAACCAGATTAGCAACTTGCTCATCAATCTGGCTTGTCATTTCGTCTGTTAATTTCAACGATGTAATCTGCAATCGATGAGCCTCGACAGCCTCTGTTGCCTTTGCATTTGAGAACTGTGCCGCAAATGCTGTATATGCCGCAAGATCGACATAAGAATCCATGTGAGTCTTGTTCTGTGCAATCCTAGCCATTTTAACAGCCATCAGGACGATACTGACATCATAGGCTGTGATTGTCTTATCTAACATTGTCGAGGCGATTGTGGAGGCTCTGGAGAAGGATTGCGAGGCATCGCCATATTCTTCAGCACGGCTTCCGATAGTATCGATTGATGTTGAAAGGATTTGTTTGGCGTTCGTCATTTGATTGTTCTTTCTGTTTTTGATCTAGGGCAGATCGCCCTGCTGGTGGCTTTCCATAATGGTTTACATGAATGTCGCTTGTTGATTCTTTTCTAATCCTTTCTGTTTGTTCACGCCATGTCATTTCATTTTGATATCGTAGTGTCGGCGGCAGTTCATTATTCATTTGTTTATAATCTCTTATCCAAGACCTAACTGTTGTCGGTGGAATTCCAAGATTTTCAGCAACGCGAGTCGCTGACCGAATTTTAAGATATTCAGCCCAAGCCATCTGTCGAAGGTGTTCTTGTCTTTTCGCCACGAAGGACAACTTCTCCTGATAGCTTCTTCTTCATTTTCGATCCTTTACCACAAGGCAAAGGGTTTCGCGATACCTTCTTTCCAACGTGACGAGCGGCTTGCCGTTTAGCTTTAGCGATGCGTCCAACATCTGTTTTGGTTTTGCCGCGATGGCATTCGATGTGAGCCAAATCGAGGTTCTTACCTCGGTCATCTCCACCGAGGGCCATTGGAATAATGTGTTCCACTTCCCAATCTTGCCCAGCGTAGATTTTATCGCCACAGATATGGCAGATGCCTTTGCGGTCATTGAACAACTCCATCCGTTCTTTTTTACTGATTGATCGACGAGTCACGATAAGAAATCCTTTTAACAGGTATAATATCGCTACGATGATCAACGTCAAAAACAAACCAAGCAAACGGGATTGCAGACGATTCGTTACGAGGGCCGTCCCATCCTTCTCGGTGCATCATTGGGAGCCTTTCAATAAAAGCATACACCATTTTGCAATGCCGCAAGATGTCGTGACGATTTGCTCCAGACAGATATGACAAAGGCATTAACCCAGCAAACACGCATCCAAGAGATAGCGAATGCCTGATAAACTTATTAGCGAGTTTATATGGTGGATTGGTAACGATCATATCTGCAAGAGGCATATACTCCATCAAGAAATCTCTGCCCGTTTCAATTCCTTTATCTGCACCTTCATGGGCGTTCAAATCTGTCGATATAACATTGCGACCAGTTGCGTTTATGCACCTAGTGATCGCACCTCTGCCAGCACAGCACTCCCAAACAGTTTGAGGTATTTGATCTGCGTGATGCTTGAGAAATGCGTTAATTGCGACAGGATGAGTCTCATAAAGATCATCTCCCCTGTCAGCCATTGTGTGTTGTCTTTTCATAATTTCATTTCCGCTCGTTTGCTGGCTTCAGCCGAGTTCCACTCTTGGAACCTCATCCTAACCCACTCCAGTTTCACCTTTAGCAGATCAGCCTGTTTACGCAGTGCAACCATCTCTCGAACATAATCACGGTATTCAAGAGATGCTTTAACTTCCATTTCTCGGCGTCCAACTGGCACTTCATTGCCTAGTAAAGACATACGATAGGCTACCGTATGAGACTTGGTTTCTTCCATCAGAGATGCAGCAGAGTGGGCGTCAACCCACTCCTTTGCAACCAGACGGTATTGCTCCGATAAAGGCTTATCAGACATTAGAAATCACCTTTAAGCATGAAGCTATCAAGTTGTACCTCGTATTGCTCAGTCAAAGCATCTCGCCAAGCCAAAGGCCATGTAGAGACTTCTTCAACGATAGACTTCTTGTACTCCTTGAGTTGATCCTTAGTTTGAGTTGCTCGGATAGCTGCTTCAACTTCAGACCACCGATTTGGCTGATCTTTCTTTAGCGAGTTAGATGATTTTGTCGATTGCGTCTGAGACTTTGGAAAGTTCCGTTCTACAGAAGCCTCGCCATCATCATCAACCGGTGGAATGCAGAACATAGCCATCAATGAGTATCTGCATCCGTAAGTGATTGCTGATCCTGCACCTTGAGCATCTCTCTTGCTAAGTGGAACATGAAGATGATTGACGATTGATAGCCCACTAATATGCCAGATCGTGGTCGTGATCTCGATGCAACCTTCAGGAGTGATTCTGCCCGGTGCTTGAGTAACGACTAGACCATTTGCCTGTAGAGCAGGACGCAGCGTATCAATAACAGCCTCAAGGCTTGCATATCGATTCTTGTAATGCGGATTACTCGAATCACGCACGACTCCCGTCAGTGAACTCTGTACGAGGTATAACGCCTCAATGAGTTTGTTTTTGTCTGTCATTTTCTTCCTCCGTTGTTGACTCATGTAAAGTTTTTAACGCACTTATTAATTTTTTTACCAAAGCTGTTTCTGATAATTCTGAATTTGTCAGCTTATCGAATGCCACTGCGTTTATTAAGTCATTCAATGCAATTTGTAAGTCTCTGTATGTGACCATTTTGAACCTTTCTTTTATTGACTAAAAAATATTAGTTTACAAAAAAAGATTTGTAAAGTAGAAAAAATTACTGCAACAAAAAAACAGGAGATAGCGGTGAAATTTACAGATGCACTTCAAAACGTAATGGATATTCAACAAAGAGTAATGTTTCCTCACCAAGCTAAGAAGAGCTCAATCGAGGCAGCTTTATCTGTTCATCCTAAGCTGACTGAGAAGGCAATCGAAGTTCTCGAATACGCTTATGATATGGGCTATCAAGGCTTTACAGACATTGATCTAAGCAGACAGTTCGATTGTCAGACAAGCACCTATCGGAGTGTTAGATCGCGGCTCGAAGATTTGCATTTAATTGCGATGACAAATCGGACAGTAAGATATCCAGAGCGAGGCAATAACTGCTTTCATACCGTGTTTATTCATAAGGACTTTGTACGATGAAAATTGAAATTAAATCTGTTCGCGAACTTATCCAGCATCTCGGAAGCCAAACGGCTGTTGCTAAGAAAATTGGATTAACACAAGGTGCGGTTTCGCAGTGGGCGGTCACTGGTCGCATCATGCCAAAGCATTGGAAAGCAGTCATAAAGATTGCCGGAGAACTTGGCTTTGAACTTACGGCTGAAGATTTGATGCAAATCATGTTGCGTGAGCATCGCAATCGTGGTGTTATCTAATCGTTCCTCCCAAGGATGAGTGCCACTAGGTCTGTACGCTTAGTGGCACTTTTTATCAGGTGATTAATGAAATTTTGGGTTTACTATCCACCATCTGCGAATCGTTTATATCGAGCGGTTCATAATCGTGGAGTGATAAAATCAGCAGAATATCGGCAATACCTTCTCGAAAACACTTGGTTGATCAAAACACAAAAGGATAAGGGGCATCCGATCAAAGGTGCTTATGAAATTCACTACTCAATACAAAGACCAGACAAAAGAAAAAGAGACATAGACAATCTTCTCAAGCCGTTGAATGATCTAATCGTAGATGCAGGGTGCGTAGAGGATGATAGTTTATGTCAAAAAATAACCGCAGAATGGAATGGAACAGGTAATGCAATTACAGTTACAATCACAGAATTCACTAGCTTATCAGATTCATCTGGAAGCTAAGGCAAGAAAAGCACGAATCCTTGCTGCCTCACAGAACAACAACAGACTTGAGAAGCCAACTCCACAGGCTATCGTTGTTGTTAATATAAAGACGCCAGAGGAGAAGCTAGAGCAACGCATCAGGGACATTCTGATGATTGCAACGCTACCACCTACCGACGATCAAGAACAGGCGTTCTGGAAGTCTGCAAAGCCTTACATTGATGGTTGCGTTGTCCCACCAATACCAAAGCGGATCATTGCTGAGTGCCTGATAAAGCATCGGATCAAATACATTCATGTTGCATCTGCACGTCGATGGCCTGAACTGGTCACTTGTCGTCAAGAGATTTGCTATCGGCTGCGAGAAGAAACATTATTCAGCTTGCCACAGATCGGAAAGTTGCTTGGCGGTCGGGATCATACGACTGTGTTGTTTGCTTATCGGCGGCATAAGGAAATTGTTTTCGGTGGGCCAAAGCCGAATAAGAATAAAAAACATAAACAATCAAAATTGGAGACAGTGATTTGATAAGTGTCAATGAAATACAATCTTGGGAGTGCGAACAATGGGTATTGCACAAACATTACGCCAAACGGTTGCCTCCGATATCTTACGCATACGGTTTGTTTGATGATAAAGAATTGATCGGAGTTGTAACTTATGGGTCGCCACCATCCAGGCAATTATGTTTGGGAATATGCGGTCTTGAATATGTTGATATGGTTCTTGAATTAAACAGGTTGGTGTTAGCAGATAATGAAAAGAACTATGCAAGCATTTTAGTAGGAAGATCACTAAGATTGCTTCCAAAACCTCATATTGTTGTGTCATTTGCTGATACTGGCCATGGTCATGTGGGATACGTTTATCAGGCTACAAATTGGCTTTATACTGGACTTAGCATGAAACGTAATGATCGAGTTTCTATTGGAGATCATCGGCATCCAAGGACGTGTTTTGATCCAAATGGAACATTAGTAGAGAGGAGCAGAAAGCATCGATATGTATTTTTTGTTGGAAATAAAAAACAAGTGAAACAGTTAAATTCAGCGTTAAAATATCCACTTATGCCATATCCAAAAGGTGACAGCACACGTTATGATTCATCGGGAGAAATTGAAACTCAGATGATACTATTTTAGTTTTGCAAATAAAAATGAGACAATAAATTCCGTTTCTGTCATTCAAGAAAATAGAGTAATCTAAATGTTGAAGCCGCCCAGCTACCAACCGGACGGCTTCTTTTGACCACCGTATGCAGCGATGGTCGATAGGCAGTTCATATATACTGCCAGTCGATCTCTGCCACAAGACAGGAGAGACGACGATGCAATGGTTTCGATTTTATAACGAAGCATTAGACGATCCTAAAATCCAAAAACTAGATGGTGAAACGTTCAAGGCGTGGATCAATTTACTATGCCTCTGTGCGAGGAATGACGGGCTGCCTCATTCAGTCAACGACATAGCATTTGCACTGCGTTTAGACTTTCACGGTTGCTCCACGGTGCTCTCACGGTTGGCTGACGCTGGTCTACTCGATAGGCTCAACGGTGGTGCTCACGGTATGCACTACGGTGTACATGGTTGGGAAAAAAGACAATATAAATCAGATACTTCTACTGACAGAGTGAAACGTTTCAGGAAACGTTCCAGTAACGTTGATGAAACGGTCATTGAAACAGCCCCAGAGACAGATACAGATACAGATACAGATAAGAGTAATAACTATAAGCGAACTGCACTCGCTATGCGATTGCCAGACGATTGGAATCCATCAAATGAGGATATCGAATTTGCAAATCAAACAGGTGTTGATTGGATCAAGAACGCTGAGATATTCCGAGACTACTGGGTAGCACAGCCGGGCGTTAAAGGGCGAAAAGCAAACTGGTCAGCAACATGGCGAAACTGGATCAGAAGGGCATCCGAGCAGAAGGTTAGGCCATCGCAGAGCAAAGAAACTGCAATCGAGATGGGACGTAGATTAATCATGGAGTTTGAAAATGACGAACAGAATACAAGCATTACAGGCAGTATCGCTAATGTTATCAGCCTTCCACGACAACAAGGCTGATCGTGAACTGTTTACAAAGTTGGCGGCTACAGGTCTTGAGGATTACTCGGTTGCCGCTCTCAAGGCTATGTGCTGCCCAAAGCGAGGATTGATTGCGACATCGAAGTTCATGCCGTCGATTGCGGAGATGAGGCAGTTCTGCAAGACCTATGTTGATCAGACATTAATTGCTATGCCGAGAAAAGTAGAGCAGCCAACCGAGATGACTGAGGAGCAAAGGCAACGAATGCTAGATAAATTCCAGAAATTATCGTATTCTCTGGGTACAACGAATGAAAGGAATGGCAAATGAACAACGACAATCGCGGCTCGATCAGCAAGAACAAACGTAAAGAGCAAGATAAGCATCCAGACTATCGCGGCTCGGCTACCATCGAAGGCAAGCAATATTGGATTTCAGCTTGGATCAAGCAGAAGGATGGCGAATCATTTTTATCCATGAACTATCAAGTCAAAGAAGAACAGGCATCTAAGCCACAACAAGCAAAATCGAAGTCAAGCAATGATGACGACGATATGCCATTTTAAGGATCATACTGTGCCATATATTAACTCAGGCCATCTCAATATCAACGAGAACAAGATTCAAGCAAAATATCCAGATTACCGAGGAACGGTCAATGTTGATGGCATAGCTTACTGGATCAGCGGCTGGTGGAAGACAGGCAAGGACGGCAAACCATTCCTGTCTATTGCATTGAGAGAGAAGGACGAACAGATCGATGATGATGGTACTGTTTACCATCGCAGCGACGAATTTGATTTAACTTGAAGGTAAGAGCGTGTTTTAGAAATTTTGAAATTTTGGAATTTTTTTCCGCTTCAGAAGGGTAAGAGCGACTTTTAGAAATTTTGAGATTTT